AAAACTGTTACGAGCAAAGTTGCTAAGGCTGCGTATGAATCGTGGGTCAGGCGTGGTGTCAGCTTCGCCAATCATGTATGCACTGTGTCATCTCGTGTCTTTAATTATGCTATACAAATGGAACATGCCCACATCAATCCATTTACTAATGTCAAACGTAAGACATTATCACAACGTAAGGTTGTGTGGAGTAATGCAAATGTAATATCATTTCTTGAGACTGCCTACACTACCTTCGGTCATAGAAACATTGGACTAATTGTCCAGATGGGATATGAATGGTGTCAACGTATGGGTGACATGAGAAATTTAACATGGGATAGTTTAGACCTAAACAATCGTCAGCTCACGTTAGAGCAATCTAAACGTAGGGCTAAGGTGTATCTACCCATATCAGATGAACTCATGCACGTACTCACACAACAACGTAAGGACTACGGCTTCCAGCCCTACGTAGCACCCCATCCAAGGCCTGTAGTCGGGGTCTACAGCCCCTATGCTATGGAAAGGCTATCTAAAGTTGGAAGGTCTGTGATGCGGCTGGCTGGTCTACCAGAAGAACTCAGGTTGATGGATTTACGAAGGACAGGGGTGACAGAGATGGTAGATGCAGGTGTGTCACTACCTCAAGTGATGTCAGTTACGGGGCATACACATGTGTCTTCTGTGAAACCATATATGAAACATACATACCAATCTGCAAATAGTGCCTTGACACAGAGGGGAACATGTGTAAAATCGAACGCAGTGAGTGACATTGAAAGTATCAAACATGAATATAAATAATATTATAGATGATCTATCACTTGCTAATGGCGACAGTAAGAGGATGACTTGCCCATCTTGTAACAGTAAAAATACTTTTACTATTACTAACAATATGGGTTCCATCGTATGGAACTGCTACAAGGTTAGCTGTAAGATCAGTGGTGCTAAACGTGTACACCTATCAGCAGATGATATACGTAAGTCATTGGGCTTTGTTGTACAAGAAACTGTGGTTGTACCTTTCAGTAAACCTGAGTGGTTGGTCAGAGATAATAAATCTGTATCCCCATTCACTGACAGGTGGGGACTTGATGCAGACAGTTTAGGTCTGCTATACGATGTGAAGGAAAACAGAGTTGTATTCCCCGTGGTACACAACAGTGTCATGGTTGATGCGACAGGAAGATCGTTAGGTGCTAAGTTACCCAAGTGGAAAAGGTATGGCAAAAGTAACAAGCCATATATAAGAGATGCAATGGCATGTGGTACATGTGCTGTTGTTGTTGAAGACTGCGTGAGTGCTGCTATTGTTGGTGATATAGATGTATGCGTTGGGGTAGGCGTGTTGGGTACATCTCTATCTGAAGGACACAAGCAGTATCTTACGCAGTTTAGCACAGCCATAATTGCCTTAGACCCTGATGCCTTACCCAAGACACTACAATTTGCTAAAGAACTGCGAGGCTACGTCAAATCTGTTAAGGTCTTACGATTGACAGATGACTTGAAGTATCGTAATGAAAAAGATATCCGCAACTTAACCCTGATGGCAGGAGAATAATTCAATGGAACTATCCCTTATACGTAGTCTTATGGACAAAGACTTTTATGACGAGCACAGAGGGTCACGTTGCCCTGATCGTCTGTTCAGTAAAGATGTGCGTAAGATCAAACAAGCTATCGACAGTGCAATGGAAAAGTATTCCCGTACTGTTATCCCCGCAGAGATTGAGGCATTGTTTATGTCTAACAATCCAACTATGACTTCAGCACAGAAGGGTGCATACTCTTCTCTATTTCGTCAGATAAATAATGAACAGCCTATGGGCAGTGACATAGCACAAGAGGTGTTGTCTAAGTTATTCCAACAGGTGATTGGCGAAGATGTTGCACAACTTGGCTTTGACTATGTGAATGGTGACAAGACTACCCTAGAACCACTTCGTATATTACTTGAACAGTATGGTGATGACTTCACTCCTAATCTCAAGATCGATTGGGATGACATGGACATGGATACACTGCTTGCAATGAATGACCTTGAAGCACGTTGGACATTCAACATACCTACGTTGACCCGTAAGGTAGAGGGTGTAAATGCTGGTCACTTGATTGAGATAGGGGCTAGGCCCAATACAGGTAAGACATCCTTCCATGCGTCATTGATTGCTGGGCCTAATGGCTTTGCATCTCAGGGTGCCAAGTGTGTTATCCTATGTAATGAAGAGGCATCACATCGTGTGGGTGCTAGGTATCTAACTGCGGCTAGTGGCATGACACTGCAAGAAGTTAAGAAAAATCCATCTAAAGCATGGGAAGCCTACTCTAAGGTCAAGCCTAACATTAACATCAAGGATGTGACAGGTAGGGATATGTCATGGGTGGAGAGTGTATGCAAGTCAGTCAAGCCTGACATTGTTGTCTTAGACATGGGTGATAAGTTTAGCAAGGCAGGTGGATACTCACGGCCTGACGAAGCACTCAAGGCTAATGCCATTTATGCTAGGCAGATAGCTAAGCAACACAACTGTGCTATCTTCTATATGTCTCAGCTTAGTGCTGATGCAGAGGGTAAGGTGGTACTGAACCAAGCTATGATGGAAGGTAGTCGTACAGGTAAGGCGGCAGAAGCTGACTTAATGCTACTGATTGCCAAGAACCCATCAGTGCAGGGGCAGGATGAAGACAGTGCCGAACGTCACTTGAACATAGTCAAAAACAAACTGTCTGGTTGGCATGGTGTTGTTCGTTGTGAGCTTGACTACAAGACTGCAAGGTACACAGTATGAGGGTTAGTATCTGGAGAATTAAATGATAGAAGCAACCTATATAGATCACATGGGCAGTGACTTATCTGTAGTCAATGCTGCCCGTGTCAGTTTTGGGAAAGTGAGTGAGTTAGAAAATGATAAACTATCTGATAAAGATACTAGGCTGGTTAGGTTCCTTTCTTTACATAAGCACATGTCTCCTTTTGGTCACTCTTTCTGTACATGGCATATCAAAGCTCCTGTTTTTGTAGCCCGACAGCTAGTCAAGCATAAGTTCCTACGATGGAATGAGATCAGCAGACGTTACGTTGATGATGAGCCTGTATTCTATGCGTCAGATGTGTGGCGGGGCTGTAGCATAGATAAAAAACAAGGCAGTGAGGGTCAGGTATACCCTACCCGTGATGATGTCTTGTTTTCTAACTACACTGCACTTAGGGTATACAAACAACTACTTGACGAGGGTGTATGTCCAGAGCAAGCACGTATGGTGTTGCCATTAAGCACCATGACTGAATGGTATTGGTCAGGCAGTCTTGATGCCTTTGCTGATATGTGTAATCTTAGGTGTAAGCTAGATACACAATGTGAGACTAGGCTGGTAGCATCTAAGATTGATGATAAGATGCGGGAATTATTCCCCGTATCATGGGAAGCATTGAGGAGTAATCAATGACGGTATGGACAATACTTTTAATATATACCTTTCATTCAAATCAGGTTGGTATATTTGTTAACAAGGAAGAATGCCTAGAGGCTGTGGCAACCCTTGAGCAGAGGACAGGGACAAAGGGAGTATGCATTCAAGAGAGGGAATATAGTGGTTAAATACTCTGTGATGTTTGAAGTAGAGGAAGGAGAACTTATGTATGCTAGTGGGGAGAACCCATTTACTTACGACAGCAGCCCATTAATTTTTGTTGACAAAGCCAAAGCAGAGGAGTATGCAAAGACATGGAATACAGGAAGGGTGGTTGAATACAAAACAAATTAACTTATACGTAACAGGAATACTTGGTAGACAAGTAGATAGGAAATACAAATGATACTAACATTAGACGTAGAGAATACAGTCATTAAACGTAATGACAAGATGCACCTTGATCCATTTGAGCCAGAGAATACTTTGGTCATGGTAGGTATGCTGGATGATGCAGGTAACGAAACGATTGTTACCTTTGATCACTCAGAGCAACAGCCTACCACAGATGGGTTTCGTATAGTACAGGATACATTAAACGACACATCACTATTGATTGCCCACAATGCACCCCATGATTTGTTGTGGCTGTGGGAGTCAGGCTTCACCTATAATGGTGCTGTCTTTGATACCATGTTGGGTGAGTACATCCTTCAACGTGGTCAGAAGGAACCACTGAGCTTAGATGCTTGTGCTCAACGGTACGAGCTAGACACACAGAAACAGGACACACTAAAGGAGTACTTCAAGCAAGGTTATTCTACTCGTGATATACCCCATGACGAACTGTCTATGTACCTAAGTGCTGACCTTCATGCAACACAACAGTTGTACAGTAATATTAAAGATAGACTAGACAGAGCACCTACACTGTGGCCTACAGTACAACTTACCTTTGATCTCTGTGTATGCTTGGCACGTATCTATCAACGTGGCTTTGCTGTGGACCTTACAGTACTAGAGGAAGTACGTAAGAAGTTTGAAGACGAGAAGCAGGGGCTGATCAACAGCCTACAGGAACAGGTTGGCATCCTTATGGGTGACAGACCAATCAATCTCAACAGCCCAGAGCAATTGTCGTGGGTTGTGTTTAGCCGTAAGCCATTCGACAAGCATGAGTGGGCTACAGAGTTTGGTGATCGTATGCCAGACACAGAGTTTCGTTCTCTGGTACGTAGTAACTCTGGTATCCTGTATAAACAGAAGGCAGTGCAGTGCAAGGGATGTGAAGGCACTGGTCAGATAAGAAAGACACGCAAAAATGGAACTCCTTTCACTAACACAACTAAGTGTAGTCCTTGTAACGGTGGCGGTTATTTGTTTTATGATAATACCAAGATAGTAGCTGGCCTACGTTTCTCTGCACCTAATGCAAAGTGGATCAGTGCCAATGGCTTTGGCACAGGAAAAGATAACTTAGAGTTCTTGGAACGCATTGCTGTATCCAAGGGACTGACTGAGGCAGCACGTTTCCTACAAGATGTACGTAGGTTATCTGCTGTTGACACATACCTATCCAGCTTCGTTGGTGGCATAGCTACCAATACAAAGAAGGATGGTAAGCTACACGTAAGACTGTTACAGCACCGAACATTTACTGGTAGACTATCTGGTGCTGATCCTAACATGCAGAACATGCCCCGTGGTGGTACGTTCCCCGTTAAGAAAGTCTTTGTGTCCCGTTGGGCAGGTGGTCAGGTTATGGAAGCTGACTTTGCTCAGTTGGAATTTCGTGTTGCCGCATACCTTAGCCAAGATACAGTAGCTATCAAAGAAGTCAGTGAAGGCTTTGATGTACACAGCTATACAGCTAAGGTTATATCTGATGCTGGTCAAAAGGTATCACGACAGGATGCTAAGGCCCACACCTTTGCACCCTTGTATGGGGCTAGTGGTTTTGGTAGGACACCTGCTGAAGCTGCCTACTACGAACAGTTTACTAAGAAATATAGTGGCATTGCTGCGTGGCATCAACGGCTGGCTAAGGAAGCATTGAACACAGGCAAGATCACTATACCATCTGGTAGGGAGTATTCATTCCCTGACGTAACACGGCGACAGTACGGTGGTGTTACATTCTTCACCCAGATAAAGAACTACCCTGTTCAGGGATTTGCAACTGCAGATATTGTGCCTATTGCACTACTACAGATTGATAAACTACTTGACAGGTTGCATAGCTGTGTAGTAAACAGTGTGCATGACAGCATTGTAATTGACATACATCCTGACGAACAGGAACAGGTCATTGCAATAATTAACAAGACGAATGATGTGCTCAAGTCATTAGTAGATTCACATTGGAATATAGACTTCAATGTACCCCTACTATTAGAGGCTAAGATTGGCCCTAATTGGCTTGACACAAAAGACGTTGCATGATATACCTACGGGTTCAATTAAATCAAAGGATAAACACACATGAATGATATAGTAACACTAGACGCAAGTACAAACTACGCAGTAATGGCTAAAGCAATGGGCATTGCAACTGAATCATCTGCGGTGGAAAAGAGGTCTAACTCTTTAGCCCGTCTTCGTATTCATCACACCCCATTGATGGGTCAGGCTGAAGTCAAAGGCAAGATGGTTAATATGGAAGTAGTTGCAGCAGGTACTTACAAACTGGAGATTCCAGATGGGCCTACCTACTATGCACCTAAAGCTATCATCAGACCATTCCTACAACGGTTTATGTACAAACGATTCATCAAGGGTCAAGGGGATCAACCTAACCGTTACGTCAAGTCTGTTATGGCTGACAACTTAAACATTGATCTTAAGGATAATGCAGGTACATTTAACTGCGGCAAAGCTGCTGGTTACATTGCCGACTTCAAGGCACTGCCTGAGAAGATGCAGGATTTAATCAAGCAGATCAAACGTGTTCGTGTTGTGCTTGGCACAGTAGAACTGATCGGTGCAACTGACGAGTTAGGTAATGCTGTTGACGTAGAATCTACACCTTTTATCTGGGAGATTGATAACCGTGATGCATTCAAGACAGTAGGTGAGGTGTTTGCACGATACACTAAACTGCGTCTGCTATTACCACACCACAAGATCAAATCTACTACAGAGGAACGTAAGCTACCTAACGGTGGGAGCTTCTTCTTACCTCTGACCACCCTTGATGTCACCACTACATTTGACATCAGTACAGAAGATCAGAATACCTTTGCTGATTTTATGGGCTGGGTTACTAACTACAACACCTACATTATGACTATGTGGAAACAAAATTCCACAAAAGATGATGATGATGATGTAGATGTTGACACGGTGAATGACTTCATCGACATTGATTCTGAGGTAGCATAATCACATGAATCATCCAGCCGAACTGGCACTGCACAAGTACCTGGCCGATGCGGTCAATGGTAAGTCAACTATATCAGAGGCTACCATTGAACGTATAGGTAAGGATGTTACTGACGCAGTACGCCGACAGTTTGGTAGTGGGTCTAAGAGAAAAGAGTTTGGCCTACGTATGTCTAACATAGGTAAGCCAACTTGCCAACTCTGGTTTGAAAAGAACAAGCCAGAGGAAGCTCTCCCCAAGCCAACTACCTTTATGTTTAACATGATGCTTGGGGATATTGTTGAGGCAGTATTCAAGGGTGCATTAACAGAAGCAGGGATAGCATTCGAGGAATGTCACGAGCCTGTGTCACTTAAACTAGATACAGGTACAGTCAAGGGAACATACGATCTTGTTATTGATGGTGCAGTAGATGACGTAAAGTCTGCATCGGATTGGTCATACAGGAATAAGTTTGAATCATTTGACACACTACACAAGGGGGATTCATTCGGCTACGTAGGTCAACTTGCTGGTTATGCTAAGGCATCAGGTAAGAAGGCAGGTGGCTGGTGGGTTGTTAATAAAGCCAATGGTGCATTTAAATATGTACCAGCCAACAACATCAACATGGATGAGGAAGTAGCCAAACTAAATTCTACTGCCCTAACTGTTGAAGCTAACGAGTTCAAACGGTGCTTCAAGCCAGAAATTGAAACCTTTAGAGGTCATCCAACTGGCAACACCGTACTGAACAATGGTTGTATATTCTGTGATTTCAGGTATAGTTGTTGGCCCAATATGGTGGAACGTCCATCTATTCCATCACAAGCTAAAGAGCCTAAGATAGTATCTTACATCACAATTTCGAGGGAGCATATGTAGTGTTATGAATGGTAAACAATACAAAGCAGCACGTAGACTAGGGTATAGGAGTGGGCTTGAAGTTAGGCTGGCAAAGTATCTCACTGAACTTAAGCAGTCATACTTGTATGAGAAGATTAAGATTGAGTGGGAAGACCTGACCTACCGTACCTATACCCCTGACTTTGTATTGTCTAATGGGATTATAATTGAATCTAAGGGGTTGTTTACGGCAGTAGATAGGCGTAAACATATTGAAATCCATAAACAACACCCTACATTAGATGTACGTTTTGTATTCTACAATAGTAAAACTAAAATAACTAAGACATCAAAGACTACGTATGCTATGTGGTGTGACAAGAATGACTTCGACTATTACGACAGGATCGTACCCCTCGATTGGCTAAAAGAAAAGGGCAAACAAAACTACCCACCCCTGATTCTTTTTCCACTCAATAAATTTAAAAGGAAATGACCTTGAAAAAAGAAATAAAAAATATGGTAGGGTTTGATAAAAACGACATCTTAATTAAACTATCCCCCCGTATTAACGACAGCAATAAATGGGATGGCACTATGTCCCTTTCTGTTATATCGTCACAAGATAATGACCTTGACAAAAAGGACAATGATGCACTACAGTACTTAGCAACACTACTATGTTCTACTGTTCCTTTTATGGAAGACGATGAAGATTTTAGGGATGCATTAGTTGAGTACGCCGATGACTTAAATGAAAAAGAAATTGAAGATACATTAGCATTAAAATATGATGGTAACATAGTACACGTTGACTTTAAAAATAAACACTAAGGAGTAACACAAATGAATGATGCAGTTAATAATCCACCACACTATAACCAAACTGGTATTGAATGCATTGATGCTATTCGTGCTGCTACTGGGGGTGGTTTTGAATACTACTTACAGGGTAACATTACAAAGTATCTATGGAGATACCGTTACAAAAATGGTATTGAGGATTTAAAGAAAGCCCGTTGGTATCTTAACTTGTTGATTGAGGAAACAAATAAAGATGATAGTTAAAGTTATGCTTAAATTACACTTAGACGAAGATGACTATCCTATTCCCGTGGATGGTAGGGTTGATATGGAAATCAAGGAAGCCCTAAGTGAATTTGTGTACGACATTGACGGTATGACTATCAGAAACATTAACATTGTAACAGAGGATTAAGTTAAATGAATAACTACCTGCCTACAGACTACCAATCCTTCATTGCTACCTCACGGTATGCACGTTGGCTTGACACAGAGAACCGCCGTGAGAACTGGGGTGAGACTGTTCAACGTTTTATTGACAATGTTATTCATGGTAAGGTTGATCCACGTACAGAGGATGACATTCGTAGTGCTATCCTTAACCTTGAGGTGATGCCTTCCATGCGTAGCATTATGACTGCTGGCCCTGCACTGCTACGTGACAATACTGCAGGGTATAACTGTGCATACATGCCAGTAGATGATACAAAATCATTTGATGAGGCCATGTTTATCCTGCTGTGTGGTACGGGTGTAGGCTTTTCAGTTGAACGTCAGTACATCAACAAGCTCCCAGAAATACCAGAGTTGTTGTTTGTCAGTGATGATGTGATCACAGTACATGACAGCAAAGAGGGCTGGGCTAAGGCACTACGTAAACTAATTGCCCTACTGTATGCTGGTGAGATACCAACATGGGATGTATCAAAGGTACGTCCTGCTGGTGCTAAACTTAAAACGTTTGGTGGTAGGGCATCAGGCCCAGCACCACTAGTAGAACTATTTAAGTATACCATAGCTAAGTTCAATGATGCTAAAGGACGTAGGCTATCAAGCATTGAGGTGCATGACATCATGTGTAAAATCGGTGAGGTTGTTGTTGTCGGTGGTGTACGCCGTTCAGCCATGATCTCTCTCTCAAATCTTTCTGATGATAGGATGCGTAATGCTAAATCTGGTATGTGGTGGGAACACCAAGGGCAACGTGCTCTGGCTAATAATTCTGTTGCTTATACTGAACAGCCTGATATGGAAACTTTCATGCGGGAATGGCTATCTCTTGTTGAGTCTAAGTCTGGTGAACGTGGTATATTTTCTCGCCCTGCATCACGTAAGCAAGCAGCCAAGAGTGGTAGACGAGATACTGGATTTGAGTTCGGAACCAACCCTTGTTCGGAGATAATTTTACGTCCCTACCAATTTTGTAACTTATCGGAGTGTGTAGTACGTGCTACTGATACTATTGATGACCTTAAAAGAAAAGTACGTCTGGCTACTATCATTGGTACTATTCAATCGACACTAACTAACTTTCCTTACTTACGTAAGGTATGGACTAAGAATACAGAGGAAGAACGTCTTCTTGGTGTGAGCCTAACAGGTATTTTAGATAATAAACTACTACGTCCTGACAATGCTGGTCTAATTAAGACACTTGAATATCTTAAGCAGGTGTCTGTAGCTACGAATGTTGAGTGGGCTGACAAGCTAGGCATCCCACATTCAACTGCAACCACGACAGTTAAGCCTAGTGGTACGGTCAGCCAACTGTGTGACAGTGCCAGTGGCATCCATGCCCGTCACTCACAGCACTACGTACGTACTGTACGGGGTGATAACAAAGACCCACTGACACAGTTTATGGTAGATCAAGGCATACCATCTGAGCCTTGTGTAATGAAGCCTGACAGCACTACAGTGTTTAGCTTCCCACAGAAGTCACCAGAGGGTGCTGTCACTCGTAACGATATGTCTGCTATTGAACAACTTGACTTCATCCTGACATACCAACGTCACTGGACTGAACATAAGGTTAGTTGTACAGTCACAGTCAAGGATAGTGAATGGATGGAAGTTGGTGCCTATGTATACAAACACTTTGACGAGATGTCAGGTGTGTCTTTCTTACCCCACTCTGATCACAGCTACCAACAGGCACCCTATCAAGATTGCACTAGACACGAGTACGATATGCTGCTATCAGTAATGCCAGAACGTATTGATTGGGCAAGGCTCTCTGAATACGAAACGGAAGATACGTCTAAGGGTACTAGCACCTTTGCTTGCAGTGGTAGCACCTGCGAAATTGTAGACTTGACATAGGAAACACAATGATAAAAAGACAATTCAGTAAAGAACTATACGATGCACATGATACCTCTGCTAAGAATGCATTGATTGCTATACTAGAAGCAGACGGACACATCATCACAAACGTAGAGGAAAACTTCTATGCTGATGTAGAGTCTACTAAGAATGGTGTTACGTACTACAACGAAGCAGAAGTTAAAAGGGCTTGGACAGGTGATTGGCCCCCCGATTGGAAAGAAGTACGTATACCACAACGTAAGTCACGACTACTAAAAAAGTATAATGGCAACGTAAACTTCTATGTATTTAGAAATGACTTAGCACAGTGCTGGCACATTAAGGGAGAACAACTTACGGAAGAATCATTAGCTACAGCTAGGGGCCGTTACATCGTACAGGGTGAACAGTTCTTTCACATACCATATAAAGAAGCCAAACTAATTGACCGCCAAAAGGAGAAAGTATAGTGAAAATAACTATTGATGAAACTGATTATGAAGTTAACATGGAAGACGAAACACAGTCTAATATTGTTGGTATTCTTAATAAAGGAGCACAGTCATTAACTCTACTGGATCACATAACACAATGTGTTAAGGCAATTCAAAAAATTAAAACAAAAGAATTAACACTCATGCTGAAGGAATCTGATAATGCAAAAGTCACTGTCACGTAATGAACGAGGTCTTGGAAAATATGATGCCCCACTGAAGGTTCAATTTCAGAGGGGCTATGAAGATTTTAAGAGGGGTCAAGTAGCTAATCCATTTCACAGGGACACCATGCAGTGCCGTGAGTGGGCTAGAGGTTTTAATAAAGCCTATTTCGATAAGTTAGAACGGGTTAAGGTCAATGAACAACATAGAAACAGAAGCACAGAAATGGCTAGAGGAGAAGTATAAAGACATGGATCTTAATGCATACCAACGTATTGCCGCATCTACTGCTGTCTATCCCAACCAATACAAAATATTGTATCCTGCATTAGGTCTGGCTGGTGAGGCAGGTGAGGTAGCCAACAAGGTAAAGAAACTTATTCGGGATGGCTTCGACAATGCACCCAAGGATTGGAAGGAACAGATAACAAGTGAGATTGGGGATGTGTTATGGTACTGTGCTGCATTAGCTACTGATCTCAATGTTAATCTAGCACAGATAGCCAGTGATAACGAGGCT